GTATATGAAGTTAGTGTTGGATTATAAACAGCAAGAGCTACGCCAAAAAAAATTACTGCCTGAAGTTATTGCTAAACAAAAGGTAACAGAGGCTCTTCAATCCAATGGTAAGCAGAGAAGTGAAAGGTACGTTGCTCGTGTAAAGTATAATAAGGCTAATGGTATCAAGCCATGGGAGATGAAGAAGAATAAATTCTAATGGGAGGAAGACCAAGACGAAAGATATTTTGTATGGGTTTGTCTAAACACAGGGGTAACAAACCTTGTCTTGCAAAAGGCTATCCAACAGGTAAGTTTGATAAGTCTGGAAAAAACATTCATAAATGCAGATTCCATGGGAGTGGTAACACAGACTACTTCGGCTTTAAAGATAGAGCAGGTAAGGGTGGTTTTAAAAAGTCTGGATATGATGATGAAAGTAGGATAACAGTTCTACAAAAACTTAAGCAATTTAACAATGACAGAAGCAAAGCCGAGCAATACTATTATGGAACAATCAAGCCAAAACTTATTGAGCAATCCTACACTAGCAGATACATTCATAGAGCAAATCTACGCAGGAGTTCAGGTATCAGAGCTATTAAAGCCAAACAATATTTATCAGACCAACTTGATGTCATTCTACAGTCAGTTAAGAAAGCCAGAGAATAAAGAATTAAAAGAAAGATTTGAAGAGGCAAGAAAGATAGGAGTTCAGACACTCGTTGAGAAATTAATTAATATCTATTCATCAACTGATAACATCCCAGATCCTCAAACAATTATGTTTCTTCGTGAGAAAACAAAGTTCTTAATGTGGCTTGGCGAAAAAATAACAGACATATATGGAAGCAAAGGCAAAGAAATGATTAACAAAGGAACAGTTAATAACATAGTCGTTTCTTGGCTAGATAGTCCACAGTTGGAAGCTCAATATAATAAATACGAAGAGATCAACCAAGCTAAGCCAGATATAATAGATCAGTAATTATTTATATTCTATTTGATCTTGAGTATTAAAGTTATAATCAATTAAGCTAGTAAGAACATCCTGTTTTACTTCTAAGTTATCATTAAATATTTTTTCTATATCGTAATTATTATCCTCAATATATTTAGTAATTAACTTATCTATTAACTTAGTTGTTGTTATATCTTCATGTCTTGAGCAGCTAATTAACTTCTTCCATACAGGAAGTTTAATGCTGATCATTTTCCTATTGGTTACAACATCCAAGCCATTTAATATTATTGTTTTTTTATTGTGCATATTCATAATCATCCTCCATTAGTTTATGGTTCAGCAATCTTCTTTTATGCAATTCATATTCAATAATTTTATAATAAATTATTTCTTTTGTGTCTTGCAAATTAAACGAAGAGTATAGATCAAATTGATTAAGTAATTTCTCATCATTCAATCTAGTTATATGCTCTTTTAATTGTTGGATTGTTGTCATTATGCTACCTCCATTTCTTCAATATCCATTAAACAACTATCTGTTTTACAATTTGGACAACCTTTAAAATATCCTTCTTTATCTTTAAACATTTCCAAGTCATCCTCATCACCAATAAAATCACAGTTGTTGCATTTTACTTCTTCGTTATTCATTATTTCTCCTTTCATTAATTAGTAGGCAGTTAGTTTAAAATATTCATGTAGGTACACCAATAAATGAATTGAAGCGTAACCTAGTAGAATTATTGCAGCTGTAACAAGTAAGGCGTTTAGATCGGATCTATTAAACATTAAGCAACCCTCCTTTTATTTGTTTCAAAAACATCATGACAAATTTTTAAAGCAACGTCATTTGTAATAAAGCCTTTGTCTTTTTTATTAAATGGTACATTATTTTTTATAAATAATTTATGTACCTTCACACGCTGATATGCTGTTGCATCTCTAAGCCACCATTTAATTTCATGATCCCAGAAATAAGCAAGTCCCATATAGTCGTTAGTACCTACAAAAGATTTATCTAGTTTATCTAATTGCTCAAAACTATTCATCCCACAATTAAGATATAGATCAACCTTGTAATGTTCATCCATGTTTATTTTATTGTACATTTATGCAACCTCCAACTCTTCTACATCTGGCATAATTTGATCTTCGTGGTCAGCATATTCCATCTTACCATACTCTTTAATTTTACCTTCTGTGTCATGATAAAAAATATCTAGTGCATCAGTAGGATCTTTAGCTTCAACCAAATATTCCTTAACCATTATAGGATAAGTTTTTATTATGTATTTTTTCATGTTTTAACCCTTTGTTGTTTTGTTATATACTATCATCGTAACCATTATGGTGTCAATGTTAGTATAGATCTTATTTTAAGATCCTGTAACCCTATAAAATAGAGGGTTACAAGTTCTTTAATTAAGCAGCTATCTTGGCTTTATTCTCCTGTAAAATATCCATATATCCAACAGCCTTATTAGCCATTGAAGATGCTTTTAAAAGTACTTTGTCATTATCTTCTATAGCCTTGATCCATGAGTTTAAATATTGAGCATGATCAACTCTAGGCTCATTATCAATATTAAGTTTATTGCATTGATAAGCCGATCCAAGCTCCGCAATTAACTCTTCAAAGGCATATGAAGGGTTACCAAAAAACCCTGACAAGTCCCTATTCATTCTTGTTTTATCTCCAGTCCAGTGTGTTAATTCATGGAATAAAACGCTATAATAATGACTTGTAGCTGATCCTGTTTTAGTATCTAAAAAAGAATCTTTTGTTGGTAAGTGAATTGAATCAGTACTTGGTCTGTAATAAGCACGTGATCCTCCATCATGATTTATATTAGCTTTTAAATTATTAATATAATCATCAACTGCTTTTATGTCGGTTACTCTATTTTGTTTAATATCGTAACTGTCAAATTGAGCTGTATCACCTTCAACCTGTTCAATGTTAAAAACATTAAAAGTTTTAAGAAGAGGAAAAAATTTATCTTCTTTTTTACCTTCTTTATTCTCAACTTCTTTTTTAAAAGTTTTATAAAATAGAAGACCAACCGCTTTACTTCCTGCCTTTACTTTACAACCCTTTTTATTCCATTGAAGATAAGTGCCATAAACTTTACGCTCAAATGGTTGAGTACTTAACCAAAATGTATTGAAGCCGCTGTAATGATGTTTATCAACTGACATAAAACTTTTATCACTCCAAGACTTACTCCAATTAACGCCTTCAGATTTCATTAAAGAAATCATCTTAGCATTTACTTTGTTTATTACTTCTTGTGTTAGTGTTGTCATTTTTTTTTACCCTATGTTGTTTTGTTTTTTTAAATATATCCTAATTGGTTACAATTCAAGATATATATTACTAAAAAATACACAAAAATATTAAGTTATTGAATTTATTATCTTTTATTTTTAGATTGTATTAAAAACCAATGAATATGCTGTTAATAAAATTGCATTGAAAAAAAGAAGGCAAAAACAAAAAAGAATTATAATAAGAAAAAATAATTAGCGTTTGTAATTATGTATCAATAGAGCATTGGTTGAATAAATAGAATTAAACAAGATCATTAGTAATACATTAAAGCATTTAACAACGCTTGCTTGTGTTGGTAAGTATTAAGATCAATTAATTATATATGCGATAAAGTTCCTATTTAATCTCATAACCAATCACAATTAAAACGTGTGTTATGTGTAGCGGATATGCAACACTGTGATATTAATACAACACTATATCGCATTGGTTGTGATTTAATTTACAGTGATAAGTTATTAGTTATCGGAAGTTATAAACATAAGATCGCCTAGTTTTAAATTAATGTCAGATTTTGGAAATTAAAAAGTCGATATACCCAAAAAAGCCGCCGCATTTTTATTTTATATATACATGGGACTTATTAGGATACCTTTAGTCATGTAGTCAGTTTGCCGCCAATCTCTCATCACACAAAATCGCTAACTCATAATGGGTATATCCACAAACAACCCACCACCTTTTTTCTTTGCCTGACCAACCTTAATATAATATTAAAATACTACTAATAGTATATGAACAGATCAATGTACCAAGATGATGACGACAACGACTTTTATACAGCTAATGTAAAAGCAGTTGTTTATATTGAGAAAGATAATTCAATAACAGTTAAGTTCACAGGATTACAAAACAAAGAACACTCATCAATCTTTAGTTCATGGTTAATGATGTTATTGAACATTGAGAATGCAATCATAACTAATGAACAATCTAAGTCTATTCACTAATGACAACTATAACAGAAACAATAATTAACAGTGGTACAATACAATACAAGATTCCCTATTACCCCAGAGAAAAACAAATAGAACTTCATTTCAATATGAAGAAATATCGCTGGTCAGTATTAGTCTGCCATAGAAGGTTTGGCAAAACAGTATGTATGATTAATCATCTACTAATGTCAGCACTACGTTCTACTAACAAAGCACCTAGGTATGCGTACATAGCACCCACCTTCAAACAAGCTAAGTCTATTGCTTGGGATTATATGAAACAATACACATCATTAATACCTGGTGTTAAATTTAATGAAACAGAATTACGATGCGACTTACCAAATGGAGCTAGAATAACATTATTAGGTTCAGAGAACTCAGATGGATTACGAGGTATCTATTTAGATGGTTGCGTTATTGATGAGTATGCAAACGTACAAGGTAAGTTGTTTACAGAAATTATAAGACCAGCATTATCAGATAGAAAAGGATGGTGCGTATTTATTGGAACTCCACAAGGAACAAATAATAACTTCTATGAATTGTTTCAACATGCTCAAGGAGATAAGCAATGGTTTCATTATAAAGCTAAAGCATCTGAAACTAAAATAGTAGATCAAGGAGAATTAGAAGCTGCTAAAAAAGTCATGGGTGAAAAAAAATACCAACAAGAGTTTGAATGCGATTGGATTGCAAATATAGAAGGTGCTGTTTATGGAGATACTATAACTAAAATAGAAGATGCTAGGCAGCTAACAAGAGTTCCTTATGATCCATCACTACCAGTAAGTACTGCGTGGGATCTAGGCGTGTCAGATCATTCAGCAGTTATATTCTTTCAACAAATGGGTAGAGCTATAAACATTATTGATTACTACGAAGAACGTGGTCAAGGATTACCGCATTATATTCAAATGCTACAAAGCAAGGATTATGTTTATAAAGATCATTTTGCACCACATGATATTGAAGTTACTGACTTTGGTAATGGTAAAACAAGACGTGAGGTTGCTTATCAATTAGGAGTTAATTTTAAAGTAGTTCCTAAAATTCCATTTGAAGATGGCATCCATGCAACTACAATGTTATTGCCTAGATGCTGGATAGATACAGACCATTGCAAAAAACTAATAGATGCGTTAAGACATTATCACAGGAAGTTTATAGATAAAAATAGAATGTTCAGATCTAAGCCTGTACATGATTGGAGTTCACACGCTTGTGATGCTATGCGTTACCTTGCAGTTGGAATCCAAGAAATAAATACTAGACAATCTGCACCGCAAAGTGTAGCAGATAGTGATTATAGGATTATATAAATATGGGATTCTTATCGCCGAAAATGCCTTCGTTGCCACCAGTGCAACCATTGCCAGAACCTCCATCAAATAAACTTACTGCAGAAGAAGAGGCAAAGATTCAATCTGAACAAGCTGCAATAGCACGAAGACGTAAAGGTAGAGCATCAACAATATTAACTTCTCCATTAGTTGATGAAGCTACGACTGAGAAAAAAACTTTGTTAGGAATGTAATATGGGTGGACCAATTCCAAATCCTTTTGCATCTAGACCATCAGCTCCATCTCAAGCAACTCCTATTGGAACAGTTCCTTTAGCGGCTACAGTATCAGCACCAACTACATCAGAAGTTTCTCAAGCAACTGCAACAGATGCTGCAGGAATTAAAAGAAGAAGACGTGGTAGATCTCCAACTATATTAACAGGAGCTGCAGGCGTTCAAGAAGGAGCAACTTTAGGCTCACCAACATTATTAGGATAAGCAATGGCTGAAACAGATTTAACTAAAGATCTCTTAAAGAGATTTGGAAAGTTAGTAACACAAAGACAAACTTGGGAATCGCATTGGCAAGAAGTTGCTGATTACATGATGCCAAGAAAAGCAGACGTAACTAAACAAAGATCTAAAGGAGATAAAAGATCTGAATTAATATTTGATTCATCTCCACTACATGCAGTTGAATTATTGTCAGCATCATTACATGGTATGCTAACTAATCCATCTACACCTTGGTTCTCATTAAGATTTAAAAATGTAGATACAGGAGATGCAGATGAGGCGAATGAATGGTTACAAGATACTACAGAAAAAATGTATGACGCATTTAATAGATCAAATTTTCAACAAGAAATATTTGAATTGTATCATGATCTAATTACGTTTGGTACAGCATCTATGTTTATTGAAGAAGATGCAGAAGACATCGTAAGATTTTCAACAAGACACATTGGCGAAATTTATATTTCAGAAAATAATAAAGGAAGAATAGATACAGTATTTAGAAAATTTAAAATTTCTGCAAGAGCAGCTATACTACAGTTTGGCGAAAAGAATGTATCAAATGCTTTAAGAGGAACTGCAATGAAAGATCCTTATGAAGAAGTTACAATTCTTCACGTTGTATATCCTAGAGAAAATTATGATCCTAAAAAGAAAGATGCAAAAAATATGCCATTCGCATCTTGTTATATTGAATTAGATAATAAACACGAAGTATCTCAATCAGGATTTAATGAGTTCCCTTATGTAGTCCCACGTTATTTAAAAGCATCGTTTGAAATTTATGGAAGATCACCTGCAATGACTGCATTGCCAGATGTAAAGATGTTAAATGAAATGTCTAAGACAACTATTAAAGCTGCACAAAAACAAGTTGATCCACCATTACTTGTTCCTGATGATGGATTTATATTACCAGTAAGAACAGTACCAGGTGGTTTAAATTTTTATAGAGCTGGAACTAGAGATAGAATTGAACCATTAAACATTGGTGCAAATAATCCATTAGGTTTAAACATGGAAGAGCAAAGAAGAAACGCTATTAGAGATACGTTTTATGTAAATCAATTAATGATGCAGAATGGTCCACAAATGACTGCAACAGAAGTTGTACAACGTAACGAAGAGAAGATGAGATTACTGGGTCCAGTTCTAGGAAGATTACAATCAGAATTATTAAGACCACTGATTGATAGAACATTTGCAATATTACTTAGAAAGAAAATATTTAGACAAGCACCACAATTCTTAGCTGGTCAAGATATACAAATTGAATATGTATCACCTCTAGCTAAAGCACAAAGATCTTCTGAATTACAATCAGTGATGAGAGCGATTGAAATATTTGGATCATTATCTAAAATATCTCCAGTATTTGATCACATTGATATAGATGCTTTAGTAACTTATCTTGCTGACATTGTGGGTGTACCAGCTAAAGTTTTAAACTCACAAGCACAAGTAAATGCTATAAGACAGAAGAAACAACAAGAGATGATGCAACAACAACAAATGCAACAGATGCAACAAATTGCACAAGCAGGTGGAGCTGTAGCACCATTAGCAAAAGCATTACCTGAGGAGGCAAGAGCTTTAGTAAACCCAGAGCAATAAAAAACGAAAGGAAAATAAATGGAAGACCAAATAAATAAATTAAAAGAATATTATAAAATAGTTTTTGAATCTAATGATGGCAAAATTGTCATGTCAGATTTAGAAAAAAGATGCCACTATAATGCTACCACTAATATTAGAGGGGATAGCCATGAAAGTGCATATATGGAGGGACAACGCAGCGTTCTTCTATTTATTAAAAACATGCTGCTAAATGATAAACTAAAAGGAAAATAAAATGTCAGAACAAATACAGACAACTGAGGTAACTCAGCCTGTTGCAACTGAACAAACAACCGCAACAGCAACACCAATAATAAGTACAACACAACAACAAACTCAACCACTTTCTGGTAAGACTTGGAAAGAAGCAATCTCTGAAGAGTACAGAACAAATCCAAACATAGAAAAATTTACTGAACTTGATGCACTAGCTAAAAGCTACATCAATGCAGTATCTATGATTGGAACAGATAAGATTCCTCTTCCTGGTAAATCAGCAACAGATGAACAATGGAATGAAGTATATAATAAATTAGGCAGACCAGAATCTCCTGATAAATATGCTTTAGAACTTAAAACAGATGTTATGCAAGTTGATGAAAATGCAATTAAATCTTTTGCACAAAATGCTCATAAGCTAGGTTTAAATAATAGACAAGCTCAAGGCATACTAGAGTTTTATAAACAAACTTTAGAAGGTTCAGCAAAAGAAATGTCAGTTAATATGGAAGCAGCACAAGCTGAATCTGCTAATGTTTTAAGACAAGAATGGGGTAGAGCTTATGAAAATAATCTTCAAAAAGCTGCAGCAGTTGCTAAAACTTATTTAGAACCAGAACTTCTTGATACTCAATTAAGAGATGGTACTAGATTAGGTGATAATCCAAAGATCATTAAAGCATTTGCTAATATTGCTAATCTATTATCTGAAGATAAAATTGTCGGCACAGAAGCTGAAAATGTTCTTCAAGGTAGAGATGTAGAAAAAGAAATAGAAGAACTAACAACTGATAGGCAAGGTGCTTATTGGAACAAAATGCACCCTAATCACAACAAAGTAGTTAATCAGGTGCTAGCATTAAGAGAAATGTTATCTCAATAATCTTATTGCAATCAATTCAAAATTGATGTATTGCGATTTCTAGGGAGATTTTTAATTAAATCTTCTTAGAAATTGTAAGACAATTCTATTAGAACCTTACTTGCCTGTTGGAAAGACAACCGACTAACAGTCGTTAAATGCAAGATAGCCTATCAATG